ATGAATGCCATGTCAGACTCCAGTCTTTGAGATTCCGTAAACCGAATATACGCCAGTAAAGTTTCCTGATGCGGCGTTTAACTCAAAGCCGTCGTAAGCGGTTGATGTGCTGTGGTTGCCGTAAAAAAATTGCAAAATAGGAGTTGTATACGCGCTATCGGTGCCTTGAAAATTGGTTTGAATTGTAGTTGCTTCGGCTAACGCGGCGCCTGTCACGAGTATTTCTGCCGATTGAAAAAATGTGCCATTGGAACCGTTTGCAACTAGAAACGATGTTTGAGATGATTGAGTAGCACCCGTGACACTTGTAGAACTTGCAGTCAAAACTTGCAGGTTGTAATTAGTGCTTGCCGCTACACCACCGACACGAAATTTCAAGCGAAAACCACCGCCTGTAGTACCTGTTAAACGCATAATAATTTTGTATGCCGTGTAAGAGGACGAAAACACATTGTCACAAACAACTTGCGTAGCTGCCGTAAACGCTGTTTCGTTTTTGAGAATACGCCAACCGCCGACCGCTGCATAGGAGTCGTTGAGTTGTGCTGCTGTGAGGACATTCCCTGATACGAATGTTGTAAGTGCCATAGTGCTCCTAACTTAGTGCGAAAATAGTGTCAAGTGTGGAACTGTCAAGAACGAAGAGCTGATAAACGGTCGTCGGGGATGTGTAGATCGTGACTTGATGTGGCTGGCTGAATGAGATCCGATGCTCAATGCCCTCGATGAAGGACTCCTGTGCGATGACGCTGGTAGTCGTTGCTGAGGTTGTGATGGTCTTTTCAACGCTGATCGTGTCACCTATTTCCAAGATTGCCACATTGTCGCGCTCGCCTGTAGAGAGCATTTGGAAGCCTGTGTTCACGCTGGTGAGTGTTGCGGTTGGTTCGCCTTGGATTAGGTAGGAAGCAAGAGCAAGAGCTGCAGTGTCGTTATGGACAAGGCTTTCGGTGTAGGCGATTGCTTGGATAAAGTACTTTGCTTGGCTTGCAAGGTCATCAACTGTTTCTGGTCCTGTGGCTCCGAGGTGGGTCACGCTTGCACGGTTGATTACCTTGTCCGCGCCGAAATTGATTGACACAGAATCGTAGGGATAGTGGCTTGGGTCGTTGTCACCGAAATCCACAGAAGCTCCAGCAAGTGTCGATCCAATTCGCTTTTGGAATGTGAACACGCCTGACCTGTCCACGAACGCTCTACCCTGTTCTGCAGCCATGATGTCATTGAGATAGCCCTGAGCATTAGATCCGGACGGAACTGTGTAGGCAGCTGCACCGCCGAGTGTGACTGCTGAGGTCTCTATTGATTGCTGACCAACACCTTGGAAAGCATCCACTTCTGGGAGCGCAAGAAGCTCTACAACTCGAGCAGATGCGACTTGCTCGGTGACATTCCACTCGTCTAGGAATGCTTGCGAAAGAAGATACTGGTCATCAATGGCTTGGATGTTTACAAGGTCGTTGCCGTCCAGATTGAATTGATAGTCATAATTGACGATAAAGCCTTGAAAGAGCGACTCGGCAACATTGAGCAAGTTGTATCGGTAGAAGCGCACTCGACGCATAGGTGCGATGCCGGGCTCATTGTTGGCTGGGTCATAGGTTGGACTGTCCGCATTGAACGGATTGAAGGCTCCTTCGGCGAGCTGATCATTGAGTGTGAAGTTCATGATGCCGGGCACGAACTGATCTCCGATGTCGCGTCGTCCTCGAGTGATGGACACATCAAGAACACCGTCGGTCACATCAGCAAAGTCTGTCGTCGGTCCTAGTGGGTAAGTCGGATCGTTTAGAATGCCCTTCACGCTGGAGTCCAGCACAAAGCTTGAAGAGTCCCATCCAGTATCAATTTCTAGGAGATATTCACCCGACTGGATGACAGATGCGCTCATTAGTATCTGCCAGAGATCGGACGGACCGCGATGTCAGCTGGACCCGATGCACGGTTGAAGCTCTTTACAGCGTCAATGACGACCTTGCCTGTCTGAGCGTTAGTCATTACTCCGCCGTTCACATTGACTGTGTAGTTGTTGCCACCTCGAGCAGCTGCAGCGCCACCCGGAGCCGAGGTCGGTGATGCTGGCGCGCCTGTGTTGATCGTTGAGACCGTGTTGGCAAAGTTCGCTCCGATGCCCTTGACATCTGCAAGTTTGAGATTTGGGTTCTTGAGCAAAACTTCTGCAGCTTGAATTGCTGACTGCACGCCTGCCAAGTACTGCTCGCCTTGCGTGACACCAGCTTGATAGAACTTGTCTGCAGCAAGCTTGCCCAAAGCATCTGCCACAAAGTTGAGGTCGCTCACTAGCTGGTTGATCCCATTGGGTCCTGTAATCGCTTCTGAGCCACCTCGAATCAGTTCATCGGCGATTGCACTGCCAGCCTCTTGACCAGCCTCTAAAACGCGTTTGAGCGCGTCTTGTGACAACTCCATTGAAAGGAGTTTTTCAATCTTTGATCCGAAGGCTTTTGCTCCGTCAGCCTGTGCTGTGAGCTGGGCAAGGATAGTCGTTCCGGCTTCCTTCGCTGCGTCGGCTGCACCAGATACCGAGAACTCTCCAGTGACCGATTCAGAGACCGTTACCTTAAAATCGTCGTAGGCAGTCTTGGCTGCTTTTAGCTTGTCCTTAGCCGTGTCAAGAGCTTCGCCTAGTTGGTCTTTAATTACATCTCGAGCCGCTTTGATCTTGTTTGCCATTTCGTCTACAGCTTTGCCAGATCCGGTTGCACCGTCTCCAAGGTCAATGAGCTTGCGATTGGCAATACCAGCTTCGTCAGCCATGCGCATGGTCTGAGTAGATGATCGTTTTAGGTTTTCGTTATATGCGCCAAAGTTTTTATCTTCAGCAAGAACACCACCGATTTGGTTTATTGCAAAGCCAAGAAATTTAATGGGGTTAATCAGCGTAAGGATTTTGTCTGACAGACCGCCAAGTGCCGTTACAGATTTTCCGATTACTGGTGGCATACTTCTGAGCGCATCATTGATATTTAGGATTGAATGCAGCAGAGCTTCCATCTTTGGGAGAAGACCTTGACCAATTTGTATTTGGAAGTTCTTAAACTCTGCCGACAGTGTTCTTTGGCTGTTGGCTAGTCCATCAGCGGTGCGCATAAAGTCGCCTTGAGCGTCTGTGCTTTGCTTGTAGATAGCGGCTTGAGCAGCGAGAACCTTCTGCTGAGATGTCAGGGCTCCGGTGCCTTTGTAGATTCCCAGCTCCATAGCTTCTTGTTTAAGTGTCGCATCATTAAGCAAGATTCCGTAGCGACGGATTGGTTCTGCTTCTCCTCGAAGAGCTGCGCCGATTGCTTCAATTGCTTCTTCTGGGGTCGTGTTGTTAAACGATGCAAGGTCAGACGCAAGGGTCACAAAGTCGGTGGTAAATGTTGATAGGTCTTCTCCAGCTAGTCCGGCAGCTTTACCAAATGTGCCAAAGACTCCTGCGGCGTTTAGTACAGCTGTTTTAGATTGCCCGATTGATTTTGCTGCTGTGTCAGCAAACTCTTTGACAGATTTTGATGCCATGCCGAAGACGACATTGACTTTTGATGCTGCTTCTTGGAAGTCTGATGCTGCTGTGATTGCAGGCTTAAGAATCTTATTGAAAGCTACAAATGCAGTGGTTGCTGGAACAATTGATTTTGACAGTATGAAGCCCATTTTTTCGCTGGCTGATCCAAGTTCGGAAAACTTCTTTTCAGCGTCTTTGACACCTTTGTCCGCGAACTCTGAGATGATTGGGATGCGAATTGCCATTACGGTGTACTCCTAAAAATTGCTTGCTGAAGTTTAAGCTCAATGCTTTTGGTGATTGCATCAATAGACGAAGTGATCAGCGCTTCGTTTTTTTCTGCAGCTGGGTACATGGTGCGAGAAGCTTTTGACGCACGATCCAAGTTTTCAATCAAAGTATTTTGCCACGGATACTCGGTACCGTTTCGACGCTGACTATTGGAAGATTGTCCACCTCGACCCGCCATGTCAAATACCATTCCGGCAGCGTTCTTTTGTAGCACTACGAAAGCGCCTACTGACTCGTATTTTAGACCAGCGACTATGTTTTTCTTTCGGGCGCGCCTTGTGTCAATTTTGATATTTATCCCAGAGTTAGCGGTTGCTTTATTCCATGGGAAAATGTTGCGCCATTTGCGATTGAAGCCAGACAGTGGAGCTGTTGCGGGAATGCCTGCTCGAGCATCAGATATGACCGGTTGCATGATGGCACGGAAATCTTTGGTGATTTCTCGTCTGAGAGTTGGCGCTAACTTATTGAGCTGCTTGAGGTCTCGCTTTATATCTTTGACCGTGATGCTGCTCTGGATTGCCATGTCGTCACTTTCTGTTTCTTTCCTCTAATACAGTAGTGACAGTGAGTAGGTCGGCGGTGTCAAACTCTTCTTCGTAAAAGCGCGGAGCCCACGAAAGAGCAACCAGCAATTCTGCTAGGAGCCTTCGGTGAGTTCCGCGTGGGTAGGGTTTTCTATTTCCTCAGCGCTCACTTCTACCGAGTCGAGCTTGGCAATGAACTTGTCAAACTCTCCCGGCACGACGATCTTTGCTTGTTTACATGCTTCCCACGCTAAGAACGCAAGATCTTCTACGCCAATCCCGTTCGCCATGTCTGACGCTTTGCGCTTGAACCTTCGTTCCCATGCGACGAGTGTGACGAGATTAGTTGTCACTTCGTATGGGTCTTTGCCACTCTCTGTCACCTTTAGGTGCAGTTTCATTTCTTCTCGCTTTCGTGTCGGACCGATGTGCGGTCAGATTTATGGGTTCGTTGTGTCCTCGGTATATACACCACCATTGAATGTCACGGAAATGGTTCCGAGAGCACCCAAAGAACTAACTACTGGCAGAGCTGCCAAGAATGTTCCAGTAAATGTCAAGCCCGGGTTCGTTGCCGAATCAACTGCGCTAGTTGGTTTTACTATCACATTGGTGGATGTGCCGACAAGACCCTTGAGCGTTGCCCAAGTTTCGGTCGCTGCAAAGCTCGCGTAAAAATCAAGCGTTACGGAATGACTGCCGAGACCCGAAACATACTTCCTTGAAGAATCTCCGAAACTGGTCGCCTCGAGTTGATCGTAATTGATATTCACGGTGGCACCGGTGCATTGATCGGACAGATCCACTGCATTGACGGTGACTACTGGTGACGAAAGATAAGTGCTAGTTGCCATGATTACTCCTTGGATGCTTTCTTAGGTTTAGTTTTAGCAGGTTTTTCTTCTTCTGTGGTTGATACCTCAGCGCGCTCGGTAATGAACCCACCAGCCAGAAGCGCGACGACATTGATGCCAGCCTTCGGTTCGTATGGTTCACCAATCTTGCCAAGCTTTTCCGATGCAATGAAGAAGCTCATGAGGTCTGTGCCTGTACTTCGATCATCATCTCGTATGCCGGGAGAACAACACCACCGACATCGACGCTGGTCGGGGATCCCGAGGTCGCTCCGACATTTGCGGTCATCACAGCTGCAGCCATGTTCAAGATGTTACCCAATGCGTCTGAGTTGCCCGGACCCATCGAGATGATCTGGACGGGGAATGTCATCTTGGCGATGTTGTAGTTCCACATCGTGAACGATGGTGCTGAAATAAAAACGCACGGGGGTCGTAAGTTGCGTGGATCCGTGACCACTTGCAAGCCAGTAGCGGTTGCCAGTTTTGTTCCCAACGCGCTCATCGCATTGTTGAATAGATCGGTGTAATTGGAGACTGTCATGCGCAGGCTGGGCGATCAATCCCGAGAAGTTGTTTGATCTGACCGTTCATTCCGACGACTGGTGTCTGACCCATGTCCTGATAGCTAGAAAATACATCAACCGTTCCGCGCGATTTATAAAGCATGCCGGCATACATAACCGTGCCCAGATACACATCTTGCGATGGAACGGTCGTGAGCGAGTCCCCTGTGTAACCTGCCTCAGCTCTGCGCCTGCTACAGAAGGCATTCGATGCAGCTGCACAAGTTGTCACAAAAGCCTGATCGCCAGCCGTAGCGACGGAGATGCCAAGCCAGTCGAGCACATTCTGTTGAGTGATCCATGTGCAGGTCTGTGTGTATGTGATCGTGCCGGTCGCAGCTATACGCGAGACATCGCTTGCGGTCTTGGCGTACAGAACCTGATTTTGGATCGGGACATTGAAGTCGTAAAGCAGATCGCCTTCGCTGTCGATGCCAAGGTATTCAAACTCTGGCAACGCATAGACGGTGTATGTTCCGTTGAATGTTGCATCAACTGATGCGACCGTGATGGATTCGCCGACTGCAATCTCCGATGGGGTGAGGAGTTGCAGTACGGCGTAGTTATCCAGTAGGTACTTGAAGGTAACGCTGTAGGTTGCCATGAGCGGAAGCTCCGCTCTCGACTAAGCCTGTGTGATCTTGCGGATCATGTTGGAGTTTGCAGCGAATGTTGCTGCATATCCGAACACGCTCATCTGGCGACCCAAGGTTGAAGGTACTTCCACACTGAGCAAGCCACGATCTTGACGATAGATCTCGAATGCGTTCTTGTTCATGATGACCATGGTCTTCGCTGCAAACTTGTTGTCCACCACGATCTCAAGACCGAGTGGGTTCATGCCCGACCATGAAGTTGCTTGACCTGCGCCAAGTGAGTTCATGCCGTTCAATCCCGGTGCACCGATTGCTGGGAAGATTGGGCGGTTGGTGGTGTCTACAAGCTGACCCATGAGAGCCCATGTTGCAGGATCCACGAAGATGTGTGTCGGCAAGTAGTTGGTTGCTGCCGAGATCGTAGTTGCTGCGTCATAAATTGACTTCATCAAGTCAGTAACTGACAAGTCCCACACGCCATCGGACGATGCAGCTGCAAGCAAGTTGTCTGCAGCGTAGTTGTCGATTGCGGTGAGGTACTGACCAGCGAGATCTTGGATGATGATCTGCATTGCGTTCGGATCGGTAAAGTCAATTACCTGATATGAGAGCTGGGCACTGCCACTGAAAGTTACTTTGCTGACCGTATTTGACGCAATCACGGCAGTCGTTGCCGATACTGCTGTTAGCTCTGTGGTCTGCTGTGCGACTGTTGGGTGAGTCGTCCAAGTTGGGCGAATGAATGTTGCACCGCTGTTGCCGTTAGGCATTGCGCGTGTACCGAGTGCATTCAACACTGGAGCGATGTAGTTGATGTCCTGAAACACTGGACCCAAAATTGGAACCGGCACGATACCAGCATCATTCGAGAGCACATTGTCTCCAGCTGCTGCTTCGATGTCTGATCTGTGATATGCGCGGTAATCGTTCCATACGCGATTTGCGTTGGCTGCAATTTCTCCACCCTTGTGCATTGCTGCAACAAACTCTGCTGCACTTGGCAAGCGTGGCTCACGCTTTGCTGATGCGAACATTGGGGTCGGGATTGATGCCTCGACTGGTGCTTGTACTTCGGTTGCTTCTGACATTTCTTGCTCCTGTTCTTGGACTACTTCTTGAGTATTGCTTATTTCTGGATCTGGTTGGTGGATACTCGCAGCGATATCTGTGATCTGAGCTCCTGCGAATGCTGGGATGGCGACGATGCTGAGCTCGCTCCAGACAGCAGCGCGGATCTCCATAGTTCCGGCTTCGTCGTAGCTGAACTGCGTCGGGGTGATTCCGATGCTTACTGAGTCAAGTACTCCGTCTTTCATCAGTGTCATTGCTTCGTTGCCCATTTGGGTGTCGCTGATTTTGGCTGTGAAAAGCATTCCCTCTGGGGTGGATTCTCGTGCCGTCACGATTCCGATTGCCATATCCGTCGAATGATTCATCAGTAGACGAGGAGCCTTTCCGTCTACTGGTAGAGCTCCTTCAAGTACGCGGACCGAAGTTCCGTCCGAGACCGTTGCTTCTACGCCATAGGGAACTGCGATGCCGGTGATGGTGCGTCTTGGCTGACCGTCTGGTCCAGCTGCGTCGATGCTGACTGATTGCGCTGTAAATTGAATCATAATAATCATCCTATGTTTTCTGTTGGCGTGGATACTGGCAATTTAGTTGGGCTAGGAATTGGCAAATTCAATCCGGCTTCGTTCAAGATTGCTCTAGCTTCATCTGCTGTAATTACTTTGTTTACGCCAAGATATATTTTCTGAATAATTTCTGCTTGTTCTTTTGCAGACATTTCGTATGAATCTTCGTTTGATTTTTCATCTCGATCCATTGAATCTGCCATGTAATTCTCTTCAAGATATTCGTCAGCATCAAACTTGACATAGGTTCCTCTTGGCAACACATTATCCATCGAGAGTGTGTTGGCGATGCATTCTGCGTATGCCTTCACGCCGAAGATGTAAAGGTCCGCGCGCGCTTGCTGTGATGACTGATACGAGTATGAGCCTGTGCTTACGCCGACTAGGTATGGCGGAACATTCGTTAGTCGTGCGCATTCGAGTGCTTGATAGTTCGCAGCGTCAATGAGGAGCATCTTGTCTGGTGTTGCTTGTGATGGCTCAAAAGATAGGAACTCATTCAGAACAGCGATCTGGTTGAGTTTGCGAGCCGACTCAAATTGCGCGCCGATTGCGCTGAGCTCAGAGGGTGATAAGGGCTCACCGCCAGTCTGCCGAAGGACTCCCGATGGAATAAGCGATTCCGCGTTCCTGTACCTACTGGACTCCAGCTTGAGTGCTGTGTTCACTACTCCGGGCGATTGGTAGATGATGCCTTGAATGCCTGAGATGAATTGCACAACATTCCTGTAGTCGAGTTCTTGTCCGAGGAAGTAAAGCTCTTTGGATGGTGCAAAGAAGACGGGACCGGACTGGTCGCGTCGGGTGATGGATCCGGCTGGGAGACGCTCGAACTCCGAGGGATAGCCATCTTGAGTCCTTGCTGTGATGGCGAGGTAGCCAACGCCATAAAAGAAAATATCGTCAAATAACCACGATAGGAGTGTGGAGTTCGGAATGGATGGCGACATGCGACGAAGCCAGCTACGAGGAGCAAGACGAGTCGTTTCCATTTCTTCTGTTTGTTCGTTCCATGTTTCTTTGTACATGATCAACGGCATGCAAGAAATTACTGATGCCATCAGATCGCGTGCGCGTGAGATTGCTGGGACACTCATCGCACGATTCCGCGCTTCGCCTTCTTGGTAGGTGTAGTAAGCGCCGATCATTGATTGACCGATGTATCCACCACCTGCTGCAGCTGCTTTGCCTACTGGCTCAGAAATTGCAGCTTTAGATACTTTGCGCTCAAATAATGCCATGTCTTTACTCTTCCATAGATGGGTCGGCTTTTGGTGGAGTCGCGCATCCGGGACTTCTCCGACGAAAGGCTCGACGCACGACTCCGCGCGTATCTTAGTTGGCAACGACGACGAGCTGTGGCTTCCCTCGGCTGTGTTTATTGCCGGCAACGATTGCGCTTGAGAAGATCATTGTCCTGCAAAGTTCAATCGGTCCGGGCGACCGCTGAGAGCTCACAGCGATAGAGCCTTGTGTCCGAACTGAGACAGCGCGCACGACATGCTCTGCTAATGCCATCTCTCCTGTGTGCACGATCTGTCGTTCACGGATCAATCCTTGGACCGCTGGAGTCCACTTCAAGATCTCCGCGTAACCAACAACAACACGCCGACGCTCAATCGATGGTGGGCATTGAAGATCAATCGTTGGTGTGAGCGCGAACTGAATGCTCGGATCTTTAGCAAGCTTGGCGATGTGATCCCAAAGCTGTGTCTGTGTGTCACAAGTGAACGCGACCGTGACCCCGATCCGACCGTCCGGCAAGAGCACTGATCTGGTGGCGTAATAGTGCGAGTCATTGAAGTCCACCTCAACGGCAACCACTCCCCCAGCTGGAAGTGGCTCAGAAGTGACAAGCTGCGACCAAAGACCTTGAGGGAGCCATGACCGATCGGTCGCGATCCATAGGTTCACGCTCGAGCGTAGGAATGATGCGCGATCGGGGAGCTGTGCTTCTGACTCAATCGTAGACATCTCGAGTGTCTTGCCGAGTGCAGGGTTCGCATATGCCCACGCGACAGGATCCATCGGATCAAGATCTGGTGGTGGAGACCATTCACGGAAGTGGAAGTTGGTTGGCTGATGTGTGTCAATCAAACGGAGACCCATCTCTCGATATCTCATCATGACCTTGGATTCTTCTGTGCCGGCAGTGGACCACATGCTGAGAAGAGGGAAGCGTCGTGCGCGCATAGTTGGCGTGATGCCACCATCAATCACTTCTTCGTCAATTCCCCAGACTTCGTCCACCAGCGCCAGATCCACGGACAGACCGTGCGCTGCGTTCGGCTTGGCTGATCTGACTAGAAGCTTGGATCCGTCTGGAAGTTTTGCAGCTAGACGACCATAGGAGCGTGTGAGTTTTGCGTCAAAGTACTGCTCGAGGATGTCAGCGATCTCTTCGTAGATCTGTGCTGCAGAGTCGAGTCGGTGCGCCATCAAAAGCACTGTCTGTTTTTCTCCACGGATCTTTGGCATCTCGGTAAGCCACCAGCCTGAAAGAGCTCTAAGGGCAACTGACTTTCCCTGTTGGCGCGCACAAGACACAAGTGAGGTCCGAGTCACCAGCTCAACGCCGGCATCATCAGAGAATCCCAACTGGTTTCTAAGTGCTGAGATCTGCCATTCCATCAATTCGATCTGCATGAACTTTCTAGCCCACTCCACCACAGACTCCACATGCGATCCCAGCTGATCCGGACTGATCGTTGCCAGTCTCGGCTGGTCGTGACCGATCGCCGCCAGTTCGGGCTGGTCGTCGCTGTTCGGGGAGAAAAAGAACGATGGGCTCGGGGGCGAGGACGATGCTGTGTAAAGAATCGGTTCTCGTTGTGCGATGGTTCGTGTTGCTTCGGCTCGGTCGTGGATTCGTTGGCGGTCGCGCGCGCTCTTGTATTGCGTTCCTCTTCTTGAGTTGCATTCACGACATGCCGGCACAAGGTTGCTCAGGCTGTTGTCACCACCGCGATCCACTTCAACTAGATGATCTGCAGTATCAGCTGTTTTGCGCTGACACCAATGGCAGAGCGGTTGCCCTTTGAGTAGTGCTGCTCTGTTGTTGCGGTACTCGGTGTTGT